CCGCTTCAATCTCGCCGACCGCAACCGCGACCGGCTGCGTTCTTCGCTGGATTGGCAGCCGACGGAACGGCTGTCCCTGCAGGGCGGCCTTGAATACGATCGCGACGACTATCTGCACTCCGTCTACGGTCTGCAGAAGGCATCCACCTGGTCCCTGACCTTCGACGGCTCCTACGCCGTGAGCGATCGCCTGACGGCCAATGCGTTCTATGCGCACGAGGACCAGCGGTCGAGAACGGCTGGGGACGGATACGTCGCCAACAGCAATGTGGCTTTCGTAGGCCGTGCCGGCAACACCCTGGTCGCCGGCAGCTGCTTCACCACGGTGCAGAGCAGGAACAACAACGCCAAGATGGACCCCTGCCTGATGTGGTCGGCGGCCATGCGCGACCGCGCCGACACCGTCGGATTTTCCCTGGCGCGAAAAGGTCTCTGGGCCCATCGCCTCGATCTGACCGGTGACATCACCTATACACGGGCACGCACGGAAATCGCCGTCGACGGCGGCGCCTACGCGAACAACCCCTTCGCGCTCGCTGGAGCCCCGGTCCTCCCGGCCGGCGTGCCGACCGCTTTCCTGATCCCGGCCGCCGATCTGCCGCCGGTCGATAGTCGCACGCTGGAACTGCGCCTTGGGGCGCTGTTCGCGATCAATAAATCAACGGACCTGCGACTGCTCTACTTCTACGAGAACACCAAAGTCACGGATTTTGCATACGAGGGGCTGCAGCTGGGCACCGGCACCGAGCAGTTGCCGACCCTCGAGCGGGCTCCCGACTTCGCGGTCAACGTCATTGCCGTCTACTACCGCCACCGGTTCTGAGGAAGGACGCATGCCCAGCGGACAATCCAGCCGGAGATCGCCGCAGTGGCCTGCGTCCCAGCGAGATCGCATGGAGCGAAGGATCAGCATTCCGCGCGTGTACGCCTGGTCTCACGCGGCGCTGCCCGTCAAGCCGAACCGTCACCCGCGCCTGGTCATTGCCATGCATTGGGGATCCATGGTGGCCCTGGTCATGGCCGTGGCTGCCATGTATGTCCGCGATGCGATTGAGGACAGCACCTATCGGCAAGTGCTGCTGCAGGTCCATCGCCAGCTGGGTCTGCTGCTGCTGGTGGTCGTTGTGTGGCGCGTCTTCGTGCGCCGGATATGAGGTTCCTATGGCGCTGGGCGGCCACGGCGATGCACGTGATCCTGTACGCCTTGCTGATCGCGTTGCCGCTCATCGGCTGGGCACTGACCAGTGCCCATGGCATCTGGCTCAGCTTCCTGGGTATCTTCCGGCTGCCGATGCTCGCGGCGGCCGATTCCGAATTCGCCGATACACTGAGCGACTACCACATCTGGCTGGCCTGGGGTCTCCTGGCCCTGGCGGCGGCCCACGCTGTCGCGGCGCTATGGCACCACGTGGTACGTCGCGACAGCGTCCTGACCGCCATGCTGCCCGGCAAGGCCGCGTCTGTGCAGGCCTGGGGCCGGCGCTGGACTGATCACCTCCGGCCCCCGAATACGGAAGCCGCCGACTGACCCGAACCGGACCGGCTCTGCGGCCCAAAGCGGTGCCCCGGCGGCGGGTGAGGGTGGCGGCTTTCCATCCCGCGCGGTTGGTGTAGAATGCGCGGCCCTTCTGGTGCGGGGTGGAGCAGTCTGGCAGCTCGTCGGGCTCATAACCCGAAGGTCGCAGGTTCAAATCCTGCCCCCGCTACCATCGATACTTGTATGGGCGCCCACGGCGCGCAATAGGGCCGCAGCCATGTGGCCCTGTTCGCTATAGAGCCGCACTTCGCGGCTGTCCGCCTCCACCCTCACGATTCCTATCCGCTCGCGGATTTCCTGCCTCGCGCGCGCGATATTGGCCGTGGCCAGGGTCTCTCCGAGCTTCTCAACTGCTTTGATGGCGCGCGCCGGCAGATCGGCCAGCAGGAGGGAGATGTCGGCCTGGGGAGCTGTGATCGCCGCGCCCTGATTCTCCAAGCGCTCGAGCTCGGCTTCGGTGTTCGCTAGGCGAGCCGCCAGCGTCGGGGACGCCCGGAGCGCGCCGCCGGCGATCGCCTCGACCAGGTTGCTGATCTCGGACTGCAGCTGTGCGACGCGCGCCTGATTGTCCGGCGCCTTTGGTCTCGGCTTGCGTAGCGCCGCGCGCACGCGTTTGCAGATCTCATCGATCATCGCCGGGGATCGCAAGACACGTTTAATGCCCGCTAGTACCTCGGTCTCAGCAACTTGGCGGCGAATCATGGCGTTGTTTGCGCACAGCGAATCACCGCCGTTCGTATGGCCGCTGCATGCATACCGGTCCACGCCGGCAATGGAATAGGCCGAGCCGCAGTGCCCGCAGCGCAGGAGGCCAGATAGCAGGAATTTGCCTCCCGCGCCGGTGCGGATTGCAGCTGCTTTGGACATGCCCGCCGCGACACGCATGCCGACGGTCTGTGCCTGGTAGGCCTGGCGCGCTTTCACGCGCCGCCAGAGCTCGTCGGGCACGATGCGCAGACGTTCGTCGGTGCGCGTAATCCATTCCTTGCGCGGATTCTGGGTCTGGCGGCGCTTGCTTGAGTCCGCCGCCGAGCGAACCCAGTGCGAGCGGTTCCAGGTCACGATGCCGCGATAGGCGTCATTGTTGAGAATGCCGAGGCCACGGGCCGGATTCCCGTGGATGGCGCTGCCGACCCAGCCGCGCTTTCGGCGCTGCTCGCGGCTCCAAGTGGCGCCAGGGGAGGGCACATTGTCGCGATTCAGAGCGCTGGCGATCGCACGGGGGCTATAACCATCGGCAAACATTCGGAAGATGCGACGCACGACGGCCGCCTGTGTCTCGTCGATCTCGACTCGGCTGGTGCCGGATAGCGTCGCGGGAACGAGGCCGTATGCGCGGCCGCCGGCGCTCTTACCGCTGCGCGCGACGCCCTCGAGGCCTCGACGCGTACGGCGCCCAATCTCTTTACGATAGGAGCTCGCCATCGCTCCACCGACAGCGCCCATGATTTCTGCTGATTCGTGGCGCGTATCGAGGTCGTGAGTCACAACGGCGATACCGAGATCAGCGAGCTCCGCCAGGCGCGGGGACTGCTCGGCGAGGTTGCGCCAAAGGCGGCTTGTGTCCTCGGCTACGATTGCGTCGAATTCATGGCGGCGCGCGGCCGCAAGAAGCCTCTGATAGTCCGGGCGCTGCGACGTGCCGCCGGACATCGCCTGATCGCTAAATCGCGCTGCGACGGCGAAGCCGTGCCGCTCGGCCAGGCGTTCGCACACGCGAAACTGATCTTCGATCGACTGCTCGCGCTGCAAGTCCGTGGAATAGCGAGCATACAGGGCGGCTTTCATTGCTGTTTCCCCGAGATATGTCTGCGATTCTCCCGTCGGTCGTGAGCAATGTCGCGATGGCGAGGCCGGCAATAGGTTCGATTCGCAGGGCCGCCGCGCAGATTGCGCGCGGCAAGGTAGAAACGACCGCAGGTCGACAGATGGCAACGACTCAGCGCTTCGCCGTATGGAAGTGAGTCATCCAGCAGTAGCAGGATCGAGTAGTTGAGTGCCACTGAAAGATTGGGAAAATACCGCGCGTATTCCATCCGGATGGAGAAACGACCGAACTGTTTGGGGTCGCTGCTGGGTCCTCCCACAATCTTGGGCTGCACCCTCAGTGAGCTGAGAAGCTCAATGCCAATCGGCATAAAGTCCTGAGCGAGATCAGCGCGATTATTCGACGCCATCACCAGCAGCTCGCTGAAGTGGGAGCGTAGTTTGGCTTCCCGCGCATCGCTCATCCGTTGAGTTGTGCCAGCGCCCTGGCCTGATCTGAATTCGAGCGGGTCGCCATTGCAGAAAACCAAGAGTGCCCCGATGAGGGCATCGTCGCTCGGCGGAAAGCGCGCAGTGCTCACCAGGCGAACTGGTTCAGTCTTTGATCTGCCCATAGACCCTGTTCTTCGTGCCCAGATTCTGGGATGCCATGAACATTGGTAGTTTATGGAGTAGTTAGCTACATGTCTACGGGAGAAGGCAATGGACGGAGCGACCCAGCTGTTTGGCGTCAGTGCCATGGCCCAACACGGTCGCACTTCCGAAGGCACGGTCCGCCGACTGGAAGCGCAGGGCGTCATAAAGGCGATCCGAGACTCCGCCGGCCGTCGTCAATTTACGCGGGACCAGGCGGATAAATTGCGGGCCTACGTATCGCGACGGCGATCGGCCTGACAATGACGCGGTCCGGCGACAGTATTGCGAAGCCCGGCGGGCTACTCGATCTGGTGGTCGAGGCCGTGGTGCAGGGGATCCTGCGTGACCGCGACCACCTTAGGCCCGGTAACCAAGAGCTAGGCAAAGACGCGCCTCCGGTCAAGCCGCGCGGGTTCGTCCCTTCAGTAAATCGCGACGGCGGACGGCCTGATCAATGATCGGTAAGCCGTGGCTGCGCCTCTACGCCGAATTTGCCGGCGACCCGAAGGTTCAGCTTCTCGCTTTCGAGGATCAGCGCCACTACATCGTGATTCTCTGCCTTAAATGCAACGGCACCCTCGATGCGAGCGCTGGCGCCGAGTATCGCGAGCGAATGATCTGCAAGGCGTTAGGTCTGGACGCGATCGCCGCGGTTGAGGCGAAGCGCCGCCTGATCGACGTGCGACTGATTGGGGATGACTGGCAGCCGATCGCCTGGGATCGGCGGCAATACAACAGCGACTCTAGCGCGGCGCGAACGCACCGGTGGCGGCAGCGAAAACGCACAGAACGTCACCGTGACGTCACAGTGACTGATAAGAGCAGAGCAGAGCAGAGCAGAGCAGACCAGAAGACTACGGCCGCGCAGCGGCCCAGCGAGCCTCCGGAATTTGCCCAGATCAAAGCTCTGTATCCGAAACGCGGAGGCGGCAATCCGTGGCGGCGGGCCCTGAAGGCCGTCAGAGCGCGGCTCTCCGAGGGCTCCACCTGGCCGCAGCTGATCGAGGGCACTGGGCGCTATGCGAAGTTCGTCGAGGCGACCGCGAAAGTGGGAACCGAGTACGTGCTGCAGGCTGCTACATTTTTCGGGCCCGATCGGCAGTTCCTTGAGGCCTGGGAGCGGCCCGCCGGCAATGGCGCACATTCGGCGGAGTGTTCCGACGGTGAAGCGGACACGGCCTGGCGCGAGCTCGTCGAGAGCGGCGGCGTCAAGCGCAACCGGCGAACTCAGACCGCCCTCGAGGCAATCGGCGGATATCAGCGAATCCGGCTGCGAACTTCGTTCGACGAGACGCAGATTAGGCGTGAATTTGTCGCCGCATTCCACCGGAGCGCGCCGCCATGACTCTGCGCACCAGTTTTCCGGTTCACCCTGAGGCACGCAGGGCGCCAGATTTTACACTCACCAATATCGAGGCTTCGCGCCGCATCAAGCAGCTGGCCCGACTCGGCCTGCCGGAGCCGACGATCGCAGCACTCTATGGCCTCAGTGCCGTCGATCTGTGGCGCGCACTCGCCAGGCGATCGGGAGCATAGGCTTTTGAACGTGGACGCCGTCGAACGCCAGGTTCTGATCGATCTCCGAGTGGAGCTCGGCCGCCGTGTGCGAGCCTGTATCGGATGTGGCGGAGCGGGCAGGCTGCCCAGGAGCGGGCACCGGTGCCCGCTGTGTCGCTCCGCTCAGGCTGCCCTCGAGGCCTCCGGCGCACTGCTGTTGCCCGCGCGCGGATCGGTCGACCGGCTGCTGCGGTGAGCGGCCTATCTGGGCAAGCCAGAAAACGTGGCAGGCCCGCGAACCAGCGGCCAGCACGAGACGATGTTGATGCAATTGCGCGCGGTGCATCTCAGCGGGACATTCAAGCTGCCTACGGCATATCACGCAGAGAACAGGCGCGCTGGATAGCAATGTCTCGCGCACCGAGCGAAGCAGTGACAGCGCTGTTCGCGGCGAGCCGCAAGTCCGGGAAGCCGGTTCGCTCGAACGACGTCGCATTACTGGACCCGCGCCGCGCCGGAAAAGCCACCCACTACATGCGCCGCTGCCCGCACTGTGACGGAGTGCTCCGCATTGAGGACTCGACATGACAGCTCGCCTAAGTTTGCCGCCGCGCGCGCTGAGCTCGGCACTACCGCGTTTTGAGCCTGCGCCGGAGCAGCTGCAGGCCGGTCAGCACAAGCTCCGCGAGCGAAAGAGCATTCAATGACCCGCAGGCGAATCCAGCTCCAGGCCTATGCCGCGCGATTCCTGGTCAGAGCCGCAGGGCTCTCACCGAATGCGCAGGCGCGCTACCGCTCGCAGCTCAAGCGCCACATCCTGCCGCAGCTCGGCCGAAAGCGCCTCGATCGGATCGATACCGCGGTCGCGCAGGCCTTCCTGGCGCAGCTCCTCGCCACCAAACTCGCGCCCTCGAGCGTCTGCAGTGTTGGGCGATTGCTGCTTCGGATACTGAGCGTCGCCGGCGATGAGGGGTTTGAGGCCGTCCGGATTGATGCCAGGCGGCTGCTCTGGCCTCGATCACAGACCGCACCATGCGAGCCGCGATCCTTCAGCCAGCAGGAAGTCGATCGCATCCTGGCCGCCTCGAGCGGCTGGCCGCACGCGGTATTTGCGAGCCTAGCGCTTGCGGGGCTCCGTATCGGTGAGGCGCTGGGGTTGGATTGGGCGCACGTCGATTTTTCCCGCTCGGTGCTCGACGTGCGCCAGCAGGCCTCACGCTGTCGCCTGCGGCGGGTCAAATCGCGCACCAGCCAGGTGGTGCTCCCGATGCACCCGCGCCTGGAGGTAATTCTGGCGGACTACTGGCGCACCTGCGGGCAGCCCCCGAGTGGGCTGGTGTTCGGTCGTTACGGCCTGCCGCGGAGCGCTGAGGGCTTCGCGCGGCGCCACCTGGCCCCGCTGCTCAAGCGGCTCGAGATCCCGCCAGGCGGCTTGCATGCCTTCCGGCACTACCACTGCACTGCCTTGTGGGCCGCCGGGGTGCCGGCCGAGACGATCAGGCGATTGATGCGACACAGCTCACTATCGATGACTCAACGCTACAGCCATGCCGGCGAGGGTGAGCTGCGCCGCGGGATAGTGCAGCTCGCGAGTCATGTGAGCGCCGCCCAATGAGTGCCGCGCGGGTGGCAATCGATGCAGACTTCTGCCCTGCCACTGCAGCGGCGCGCGTCTGTAGGGTTTCCCAACTGAGTAAACGAACAGACAAGGAAAAGGCATGACGGTCGACCGATTTCTCACGGATTTGGCAATGGAGCGCGAGGTGAGTATCGAGAAGGAGACGCGTCGGATCGCCGGCCGCCGCGAGCTGACCATCGTCTGCTACCCGTCAGACTGCGAGGTGCCTGGCGATCCGGTTGAGCTGCACTTGATTGAGCCGCGCAATGGCCAATGCATCGCGGTGCGCAGTAGTTGGGCATGGTTGCGAGTCCTGCTCATTGAGCTGACGCCCGTCTATCGCCGCCAGCTGTTGGCGCGCGGTACGCCCTGCGCCCTGCATCCCCAGCCACCGGCGCCACATGAGGAGCCATGAGTATCGAGCGCCGGCTACCGCCGGCCGCCCAGGTGTGTGATGCACATCTCATCGGGGGCGCGGGTCCTTCCAGCGGCCCTGGGCAACGCGAGCGTTTTAAGCCGCGTTAATCGACAGTTTTTGGGGTCTCTAAGGCCTCGGCAGCAGGTGACCAATGATTGAGATTGATGCAACCGAAGAACCCCACAACGCTTGGTTCAGCCTGTCCGTCATCGCGGAAGACTTCGAGTGCAGCAGGGAGACCGCGCGAAAGAAGCTGACACGCTCCGGTGCTCGACCGGATGCCGAGCGGCGCTGGCGCGCGCGCGACATCTTTATTGCGTTCTATGGGGAACGCCTTTCCAGTGAGGACCTCGCGCGGCTACTCGCCCTGCGCGCGATGGATGTAGTCGCTGGCAACCTGCGCGACCTGGAGTCCTCTGTGCGGGGACTTCGGATTGGAGCGAAAGGACGCTCCGAGCGCGACCGGATAGCCGACGAGCTGCAGCAGCTCGCGGGCGCGGTCGATTTTAGCGTCGAAGATGAGGTCGACCCTGGGGGAGATCCGACTGACCACGCCGAGCCTGAACGTAGAGTTATCCCGTTTCCGAAATCGCCGGAGCCTGTGGCGACGCCGATGGTGCCCGCGGCGCCACGCCAAACAGACACCACTCGCGTTGACGCGATGGCCCTGGCGACCCTCGAGTTACTCGCTGCGCGGATTACCGAGGAGGTGCCGGCGGATCGACGCGGCGAGCTCATGGGCTTGCTGGAACGCACTGTGGACGCGGTCGGGCCGCCGCTTCAGCGCTTGGCCGGCATTATCGAGCGGGCTGCCGATGCAGCGCGCCGGCGGACAATACCTGCCGAACTGCGTGACTCCGAGCAGCAGCGCGTAATCGCGCTATTCGATGACCTACGGCGATTCTCACCCCGCCAAGCCAAGGATTACCTAACGACCAAGATTTCGAAGCAGCTAGGGCTGCCCAGGGGGCGCGTGAAGGGCTATTTGCGCCACAAAAAATAGTTAGAAGGACCGGCGGGATTTCCGGCCGCCTGTGCTTTCCTTGGACCACCGATTGAACGGAGCACCTATGAACCTTCTCAATCCCCGCGGCAAGCACGTCGTGCTCAGTTGGTCCCCGGCTCTCTTTACCGATCCGCGCTACCTCGGAATGCAGGCCGACATCGCAAAACTCGCCGCCGAAATCCGAGAAGTCCTTGTGCCCACATCGGGAGGCGTGGTGCATCGGGAGCGAGCGGTGGTTCTTGAACAGCAGCGCGTGGCGTTGTGCGAGCAGCTGGCCGAACTCAAGCAAACATTCACGGTCAGGACCGAAATTGAATACTGAGGGTCGGGACGCCGGCGGCGATGTCGTGGCTAGCCTGACCGTGGAGGCCTAATCGTGGCAAATTCCGATGATCTGATCGCATGGCTGGGCTGTTACCCCGCGCGGCCGGCGCCACTCGATTGGCTGCCCGCCAGCAGTTTGAGGATGAAGGCGCAGCAAGCCGGCCTGCACCTCGACGCAGAAATGCAGGCCGACCTGGTGGAGTTTCAGGTGGCAACCGATCTATTCGCGGTCCTGCGTTTCGGCGAAGAGCGCAGCGACGAGGACGGTGTGCACGCGGCGCGGCTCACGCACCACATCCACAAACTTCAATCAGGCATCGAGGCGCGCATTAAGGCGCAACGAACGTGAATTGCGTGCGGCCACCGAACTGCTTTGGAGTCTCCGGGGTCGGTGGCCGTGTGCGAGCCGGAGCGCGCCGCGGCGCGCGCGGCGACCTTCCGGAAGCGCGCACCGGCGCCGCCACGGTCGCCCCTTCCGGTTTCACTATGGGAGGCTCTCGATGACACTGCTCGATGTGGTCAACGCGCCCTGGGCCATCACGCCGGAAATGTTCAACGAGATCCAGGGTATCTATGCCCGGCATTGCCGCGGCGAGAAACTCGACGTGCAAGCGCTCGAGGCAAAACTTGGCGCGCCCCTGAACAATGCGCGCCAGCCCCTGCAGATGGTGAACGGCGTCGCGATCATCAGCATGGAGGGGGTCATCGCCAAGCGGGCGAACCTCTTCATGAAGATTAGCGGTGGCGTCAGCACGCAGGTCCTGGGCCAGCAGTTCGCGCAGGCGCTCGCCGACCCGAACGTAAAGGCCATTGTCCTGGCGGTCGACTCGCCCGGAGGCACGGTCGATGGGACGCAGGCGCTGTCGGACCAGATTTTCGCGGCGCGCGGTAAGAAGCCGATCGTCGCCGTCGCGGACGGGATCTGCGCCAGCGCCGCCTACTGGATCGCGAGCGCGTGCGACAAGGTCTACATCGAGAACGATACAACCATGGTCGGCTCGATCGGCATTATCACCACGCACCTGGACCAATCGGCCAGGGACATGCAGGCCGGGATCCGGGTGACCGAGATCAAAGCCGGAAAGTACAAGCAGATGGGCTCGTCGAATGCGCCGCTCGGCATGGCCGAGAAGGATGCGCTGCAGGCGATGGTCGATCAGACCTACCAGGTCTTTCTGTCCGACGTCGCGCGAAATCGCGGCGAGGACATAGAAACTGTGCAGCAGGAAATGGCCGAGGGACGGGTGTTTCTCGGCCGAGCAGCGATCGATGCGGGACTCGTGGACGGTGTTGCCACGTTGGACCAGGTCGTCGCTGAGGTGGCCGAAGACGAATCGTCTGAATCCCCGACAGAGGATAAGAACGACTCGTTGGGAGCCGTGGCCGAAGGCGCCGGTGTCGCGCAGCAGGCTGTCGCAACTATCAACTCGGAGACTCAACCAATGGACAAGCTGACCGTCGAGTCGGTGAAGGCGCAGGCCCCCGACGTCGCAAGTGCATTCTTCGATGAAGGCGCTAGGTCCGAGCGCGCGCGCATTCAGGCGATTGAAGCGCAGGCGACTCCTGGCCAGGAGAAGCTGATCGCACAGCTGAAGGCAGACGGGAAAACCACGGGCCCGGAAGCAGCAATGAAGATCTTGGCCGCCGTGAATGCTGCGAGAGAGCAGCGCATGGCCGATCTGAGGACCGATGCCGGCGGCGCTCGAGTGGCCTACGCGGTGGCTCCGGTGGCCGAAGGAGACCAGAGCACAATCAATCCGCACGACGCCTCTCGCAAGGCTCGCGCCTATATCGAGCAGCAGGCGGCGCTGGGTATAAAGGTGAGCCCCACCGAGGCGGTCGCCCACGTCCTGGCGCCCAGGTGAACCTGTCCATCGTCGAGCAGAGGGAGATCGTCGTTCTCGGGGCAATAAACCGGAGGCTTCAGGAGCCGCCGCCGACTACGTATGTGGCCGAAATATTGATGAAGGCGCCAAGGACGCTCCGCGGCCTGAAGGCGATGGTGGACTATGCCGTGTGTCGCGAAGGCCTTATGTGCGCGCGCGAGGCGATCCAGCAGCAACTCCGTGGTGAACGGCAAGATGATCTCGCTGAAATGAGGGCGTTAGAGGCAAGCCTTCGCAACTCCTGCTTTGACGAATTGGAAAAGTTGCGCGCGTTGATCCCGGCCAGACTCCTGCGCGCCGGGTGGGTGCAGTGACAGTGGCCGGCGACATCATCCCGGTGCTCGTCGCACCGAGCACATTGCAAGGTTAGGAGAGATAAGCATGGCTGAAGAGATTGAAGGCGTCCCGGTACGCATAGGCGGTCGCGTCTGGCTGGTTCCGGCGATCACCTTTAAGAGATTGAAAAAATTACTTCCGAAGCTGCTGCAATTCAGCTCGCGAACCAATGATGAACTCACCGAGGCCTCGATCAACGATGCCGTTGAGGTTGTGCATCTGACGCTGACCCAGAATTACCCAGACCTGACGATCGAGCAGGTCGAGGAAATGATGGATCTTCGGGTGCTGCGAGAAATCATGCCCATCATTTTGGGCGCGGCTGGGATGGTTCAGGTGGGGGAAGCCCAGCCGGCGGCGCTCCCGCCGGCATAGATTGGGACCACCTGTATGCGCATCTATTGACCTGCTTTCCGGGCTGGACGTGGGAATACATTGACCAGCACATGACGATCCAGCGACTGCTTGCGTTGAATGCGTATCAGGAGAGAACGCCTCCGATGCATCTGATGGTTGCAGCCTATCTGGGCATCAAGCAGAAAGGCTCGGCGCGGGCGCCGGCGTCTGCTCTGATCGCCGACCTGGCCACGATGCCCGGTGGCATGGAATTGCCCGTGCATCCGCGGCCGATCAGAAGGGACCTCATGCCATGGCTGAAAAAGAAGTCAACTTAGGAATCAGCGCCGACGCGGCCGCCGTGATCGCCTCCCTGAGGCGGGTCGAAGATGCGACGCGAACTTCAGCCATGCAGATGAAGGCAAGCCTCGACGAGTTTGGGCGGGAGCTCGCCTCGATCCTGGCTCGCCTCACTTCAACGCACATTCATCCGAAGTTCGAATTGATCTCGAGAGCTGCGAAACCCTTTAAGGCGGTGTAGCCATGGCCGACAGAGACGTCGCGATAGGAATCAGCGCCGACCCTTCCGGGTTGTCCGGTGCGCTGAACCAGGCGAGCGGCGAGCTAAATCGATTCGCCTCGCAGGTGAAGAGCCAATTCCAGGGCATCAATAACCTTTTAGGCGGGTTTGGTAAGCTTGCGGCCGCGGCGTTCGTTGGCCGCGAGGTCCTCGAGGGCATCAAGGCCTCCATCGACGCGGCGCGCGAGTTCACGAAAGACGCGCTCGATCTAGGGCGCGCCCTCGGTATCGATGCCAATGAGGCCGAGCGATTGAAGCTCATGCTCGCCGCGGTCGGAGTCACCACGGAGGAGTACAAAGAGCTCGCCGGCAAGCTGACCCGACAACTATCGCAGCACGAAGAGCAGCTCAACAAGCTTGGTATTCGCACCCGTGAAGCGGACGGGAGCTATCGGAATTTGAATGCGATCATGCTGGATGCGATCAAGGTCGTGAACGGCTATAAGGACGGCGTCGATCGCACGATGGCGGCTCAGCAGGTGTTCGGGAAAGGCGCAACTGCCCACGCTAATCTGCTGAAGCTCAATGCCGACGCGGCAAAGGATGCCGCCAAAGAGCAAGAAGACCTCGGACTCGTCGTCGGCAAAGAGAACGTCGAAGCCTATGAAGAGAATCGCAAAGCCATGGATTCGGCCAGCAACGTCATGTTGGCCATAAAAAAGGCCGTTGGCGATGCGCTGCTGCCGGCTCTCACTCAACTGGCGGAATGGTTTCGGGACATTGGCCCCGGAGCGGTATTGGTGTTCAAAGGAGCCATCGGCGGCCTCGTTTCCGTTTTCTGGATCCTGAAGGCCGTCGTCTCGGCGGTCTACGATGCGCTGAAAGGCGTGATGGAGACATTCTTCATTCTCACGGAACGCATCGGCCAGGCTATAGCAGCCCTGCTATCTGGCGACTTCAAAGGGGCGAAGCAGGCGTTCGATGGCATGGGCCACGAGATGGCCGAGAGCTGGGGCGGCACTTGGAGCGAAATCGTCGATGACGCCAAGGCCGCGATTGGCAAGATAGACGATCTGTTCGAGGAGCCGACGCCGACCAAGGGTCCGAAACCCGACGGTGACAAGCATCAAACTGGCCCCGCTCCCAGTTCTGACGAGCAATTCAGCGCCTGGAAACTCTCGCTCGAAAAGATCAAGGACGAGCAGGGCGAATTCCGGCAGAAGGACATCGCGGCGGACATCGTCTACTGGCAGGACAGACTGGCCGCGGTGGGCACTTTCACAAAGCAGGACAAGCTGCTCCGGCAAAAAATAGAAAGCGAGATCCTGCAGCTGCACAAGAAGGCACGCGCCGAGCAGCTGCAGCTCGATGAAGAGGCGATCAGCCAAAAGAAGGCCATGGCCGACGCAGAGCTGGCCTTGGCCGAGCAAGACATTCGCGCGCAGGCGCAGCTCGGAGAGATTACCCGCCAGCAGGAGCTCATGGCGCTTCGCCAGCTCGAGGAGAAGAAATACCAGATCGAGCGCCAGGCACTGCAGGACAAGTTGGCGCTGCTCCGAGCAGAGAAAGTTGAAGCGCAGAAAATCATGGACCAAATGCTGGTCATCGAGAAGCAGCACGCGCTGGCGAATAAAAAGATAGACACCGAGATCGCGGCCAATAAGCACGTCGTATTTGAAAACATGCGCCAGAGCTTCCAGTCCGTGCTGTCGGAATTCTTCAAAGGCGCCAAGAGCATCGGCGATACCATTCGCGGCCTGATGGGCGCGGTACTCAACTCGGTCACCAACATGCTCGCCCAGATGATGGCCCGACAGGTGGCCGTCGTGGCGGAATCTCTGGCCCTGCACAAATCCGCTGCGCTCAAGCAGATTGCGCAGGATGCTGCAAAGGCCGCCTCGGGTGCCTACCAGGCGGTGGTGGGCATTCCTTACGTTGGCCCGTTCCTCGCCCCGCCCGCCGCGGCCCTGGCCTACGCCGCCACAATGGCATTTGGCACCAGCATGAGCGCGGCCAAGGGTTATGACGTTCCGGCCGGTGTGAACCCCACCACGCAGCTACACCAGCGCGAGATGGTGCTGCCTGAGAAGTACGCCGATGTGATTCGTGGTATGGAAGGTCGGGGCCGCGGGCGTGGCCGGGCGCCAACATTCGCGCCAAAAGGCATCAACATGCCGGGCGGCTACTTCATGGCTCAACGGGATGAGCTGGCGCGGGCGTTGGAGGGCGCGTTTCGCCACGGCGGCTATGAGCGTCACTTCAGATAAGTAGCCGGACTTACCCGGGAAAAAGCGCCTGCCACTGCGCACGCGAGGGCTGGCGGGGCGCGAGTGCCCAACGCACAGGCCTGGCGCCATGGGCATAGAGTGAGGCTGCAGCGCATGCCAGGAGCTCTGCGCGGCAACGTGGCAACTTTGGGCAGCCCTTGCAGGGTTTCGTGTCATCGGCCTCGAGGGCGGCGGCGGCTTCAGGCGCTGGTGGCCTTGGGCGATGCATCATTTCAAGCACTCGCCGCGTCCGCGCGTCATTCAGCGGCGAATCGCCGTCGTCGCCCCAGAAGTTGCCCAGTCCACCCATTTCCGGCCCGCATTGAATTGGGACGCCGCGGAGCATAACGCGGATCAACGCCGACGGCCGGGCCTCGCCGCACTGCTCGCCGCAAGCTCCAACTAGGCCACTGTGGCCTAGTTTGCGTTTGGCCTATTGACGCTGCAATGATATAGGCTTATATCTTCCGCATGGGAAAAACGAAGCTGAAGGGCGTCCTGCTGCACTTGGAGCCCGAGAAATTCGCGCTGCTCAAGGGGCTGCGCACCAAGACACGTATTCCGCAATCGGTCTTACTGCGCGAGGCCGTTGACGATCTGCTCCTGAAGTATCGAGCTCTGAAGGCGGAAAATCGCAAGAGACCGATCTCATGACCGTCGACACATGGCAGGCTCTCGCCAGGCGGCACGTATTTTATCGGCAACTGCTGCTCGAGCGAATGGCTGAATGGCCCGAATCGAGATTTCACACCTGCATCAGTCTAAAGACAGTGCAATACGTTTTGGGACTAGAAAATAGGGCCGAGCGGCACGAGAAACGCATGGAGCGCCACATGGAGCGCGCATCGCATCCAATCCCGGTGGTGACCCATGGCTAAGTTGAATTCCGACACGACAATCCTCCGCGATCGGGCCCTCGGCCACCTACTCGAGGCCCAGCGACTGCTCGAGGAATTGACCAATGACCCCGAGTTCGAGGAGGGATCGCCAGAGGGCGAGGCTCTCTTCCATCTCGAGGGTGCAATCGGGATGCTCAGTCCAGATGACGACATGCCTTGGGACGATAAAACCGCGGACCGAGCGCCGCCGAAGCTAACGCTCGTGAGCGGTAAGGAGGCCTCCCGTGGATAAGGTGACGCCGAACGCCGGTGCCTCGCTGTTTCAACGCATGGCGAATCTCCGCGCAAGAGTCGAATGCGCCCGCGACGAAATCGATGTCTTATGCGCTGCCATGGATTCTGACACCCGAAACGGGGAACACCTGCTGCGGCAGCTGCAGGAGGCCTGGGCAAGTCTCGACGAAGCCAGAGACCACCTCACGCCGAACTTTCTCATCGATCAGATGATCGATCCGGTTGAACTCGCGAATGCACAGGCCCTGGTCGCCAGTGAACCGGTGGTGGCCCATGGCTGACTCAAATCATGACCGCAACATGGCCATTGGGGCATCCATGTACATGCTTGCGCCGTTCGTGTTGAAGGATGATATGAACGCCGAGGACAAGCTGACGATGCTGCGTGAATTTATAGAGCTCACAGCCAGTAGGCCCGGCGCTTTTTCCGTTCTCGCTGGCGCGAAGGAGTGCAATCTCGGGCTGAAAGAGATCGTCGCGCAATTGCGCCAACTTCGCCCGTCTAGGCCGACGCTCCGCCTGGTCGTGGACAACTGCCGGCCGGCGCCCTGAGACTTCCGCCGTGGGCTTCTTCCGCTTTCGCCGCTCAATCCAGATCCTGCCAGGCCTACGCCTGAACCTGGGCAAGCGGTCGACATCCGTGTCGATCGGCGGCCGCGGCGCCCATGTCACGATCG